GCGGTCAGGATCGAGCGCGGGTGCCGTTCGCCTATCTGCTCGGTTCCATGGGCTCGCTTGTCTGCGATGTTCTGCTTCTGAGTGCCCCATGCGAGGTTTGCGGCGGCGTCGTTGTCGCGGCTCCCGTCGAGGTGCCGAACGACCGCGCCCGGCGGCCGGGGGCCATGGAACGCCTCGCAGACCAGGGCAGACACGCGGCGGTGGATGCGCCGCCCCCCGGTGCACATGACGAGTTTGCGGTACCCGTCCTTGTCGACGCCGCCTTTGAGTGGCCTGCGGCTGTAGATGGATCGAATCTCCCCCAAGTCGGAAACCTGATACTCGGGGGCCTCTGGAATCACGCGCCATGTAGTCATGGCGTCACCATACACGGTAAGGTGGCGCCGGTCTGCCAAGGCAGTGTTATTTATGCTGATCCGCCTTATTCAAATACCACCGGCTACGCGCACGACCTCCCCCGCGCCGCCGTCGTCGACCTCGCGCGCCGCTGGCACGCCGCAGGCGCCCGGGTCTACATCAGCGAGGCCGAGCCGCTGCCGGAGTTGACCACCGAGGGATGGCACGCCGTCGAGATCACCTCGCAGCGCCGAGGGCAGAAGCGGACGTTCAGCAAGCAACAGCGGGAGTGGCTGACGTGCAGCCACCCGCCCGCGTGGACGCCGCCGGTGCAACGCTCGCTGTTCTGACCCCCGCTCCGCGCCCCTGCGCTACGCTGCGCGCATGACCGCCGAGCACACCCCCGCCGATTCTGTCAAGGCCGCAGCCGTCACCGACGACGCGGGAACTCTCCGCGGCTTCGTCCAGACGACGCCGGCCGACGCCGAGCGCCGCGGGTGGATGTTCGCGGAGATCGCCCGGGAGGGCGGGTCCTACTCCGGCGTCACGATGCTTGCTGGCATGCCGGACCTCGATCCGAACCAGCGGCTCACCGCGGACAACTGGCATCGAGGCTTCGGGCAGGTCGCCTACGGCTACGGCCGCACGTCGATGTCGCTCGCCTACGCGCGGACGCACGACGCCGTCGCCCAGGTCAAGCAGCGCGGCATCCTCGACCACATCGAGGGCAGCGACTTCGCGATCGAGCCGGGCGGCCGGGAGGACATTCACCGCGCGCAAGCGGCGTTCGTCGAGGACGTGCTGCTGCGCCGCGTGCTGTCGTACAGCGGGACCGGCCTCGCCGCCGTCGCGCTGCGGATGGCCTCGCTCATGCTTGAGGGCGTGCAGGTCTACGAGGTCGTAACCCCGTTCGACCCGAACTACGTCCTGCACGTCCCCGCCGAGGGCGGCGGCACCGAGGTTTACCCGATGCCCGGCGGTCGGGGCGCGACCGTGCTCGGGGAGCTGCGCGAGATCCTGCCCGTCAGCATCAGCCGCTACGACAAGGCCGAGGACGGCGGCTGGAACATCACTCAGGAGCCGCCCGCCGGCGACATCAAGCCGGGCGAGATCCCGCGCGTGCAGACGATTCCGTCCCGGCACGTCCTGCATCTCCGGTGGAGACCGGTGGCCGACGACCCCGCGCCCTACGGCGAACTGCGGCCGCTTGTGTCGCGGCTGACGCTGCTTGACGTGGCTATGCGGATGCTCGCCGTCGCCGTCCGCAAGGGCGCGATGGGTGTCCCGTTCGCGCAGTACACCGGGGGCGGGGAGCCGAGCCCGCAGGATGTCGACTTCGTCGCGCAGATGTGCAAGCGGTTTACGTCGGGCCCGCACGAGTACCTGATGGCGCCGGACGGGTGGAGCATCACCATGCTGCACCTCCCGACGCTGATCGACGACATCGGCCAGCAGGTCAAGGACGCGACAGAGGCCGTGTCCCGGACGCTTGGTATGCGGCACCTCCACGTCGGCGAAGACCACGGCGTCCAGGCGCTGCACGAGTCGGTCAGCGCCGAGCACGAGAAGGTGTTGAACGCGATCGTCCGCAAGATCTGCGACGCCTTCAACCGCGACCCCGACGGCGACCCGTCGAAGGGCCGCCGGTCGATCATTCAGTTCCTGATCGAGGCGAACTGGGGACCCGACTCGGTGGCGCCGGGCGAGCTGCCCAAGCTCGTACACCGCGGCTTCCGCTCGGTGGACCCGAAGGCGGCGGTCGAGGCGGTCGGCGCGGCGAAGCGCGACGGGCTGCTGGGCGAGTGGACCCCGGCGGACGTGGACGCGATGCGCGGGCAGCTCGCGTTTCTGCCGAGCCGCGACGAGGCCGCGATGTCGGCGGACCTCGACGAAGACCCGGACGACGACGACGACGACCCGCCGGAGCCGCCGGAGCCGCCGGAGCCGCCCCAGGATGCGCCGGACGATCCCGACGCGGGCGAGGACACCCCGGACGACGGCGAGGGCGACAGTGAGCCGCTGCAGGCCGCAGAGCGCGGCATGACCGCCCCGGCCGGTGTCCGCTCCGAGCTGCGCCGCGGGCTGAAGTGGCACGAGGAAGGCCACAGCGGCGACGGGCTGCAGCCTGCGACGGTCGCCTGGGCGCGGCGCCTCGCCAACGGGGAGCCAATCTCCGAGGACAAGGCCCGGAAGGGGGCCGCGTGGTTCGCGCGCCACGAGGAGGCCAGCAAGGGCGAGGGCTTCAGGCCTGGGGAGCCCGGCTATCCCAGCCCCGGCCGTGTCGCTTGGGCGCTGTGGGGCGGAAACGCGGGCAAGGCGTGGATGGGCCGCATCGCCGCCCGGCTGGAGACGGCCGAGGAGGGGGGTGGCCTGCCGGCGCTCCCTTTCTCGCTGAGATCCCCGCCGGGGTCGAGCGACAGCTAGCCGCAGCGATCCGAGGGCGCGTCACCGAGGCGCGGCGGGTGGTTGCGGAGGTGCTGGCTGCCGCGCTGCAGCAGACCGCTGACCCGTTCATCGTCGCCTCGCTGCTCCGGTCGGCGGCCGGGCGGATCGAGCCGGTGAGCGCCGACGCGCTGGAGCAGTACGGGCGCGACGCGGCGAAGGCAGCGACGACCACGCTCCGGCGGCAACTCCCTGGAAGCAACCGGCCGCTTTCCCCCGGCGCTGCGCCGTTCGGGTCGGTCGACGACCTCGTCACGGCCTTCGCCCGCAACCTTGCGGACGCGATCGCAGTGATCGACAGGAACGTCTTCAACTACGCCGCCGACCGCATCGAGCGCGCCGCTCGCGAGGCGGCCGAGCCGTTGACGCCTGCGCAGATCCGCGCGGCGGTGAGTTCACGCAAGCCCGGCAGCCCCGCGTCGCACTTGCGTCACGACGCCGATTTCGTGGCCGGGGACACGCTCGGCAGCCTGACCTCAGCGATCAACCGGCGGCGCATGCAAGAGACCGGGGTGCGTTACTACGAGTGGCGGTCGCAGCGGGACAGCCGGGTCCGAGACGAGCACTTCGACCTCGACGGGACGCGGTGGCTCGTCGACGGGCCTGGGCACATCACCGAGGGCCACCCGGGGGATCCGCCGAACTGCCGGTGCTACGCCGTGCCGGTGCTGGAGTAGACTCGCGCCGTGCCCGTCAAGCCTCCACGCGACCGACGACCCCGCCGCCCGGAGCCCCGGGTGAACGGCGAGCGCGTGCTCGGGGAGTACAGCGACGACGACGCCGCCTACCTGCTGGCCGAGGCGGGCAAGACGCCGACGACCCGGACCGGCGTGCTCCGGGCGAGGCAAGCCCGCGGGATCAAGCCGTATCGCGACAAGTAGCGCCCGACCGCTAGCGCCAGCCTCACGGGCGCCGGTTTGCCGCGCGTCCTCGCGCTCCCGCACGCTTGGGCCATGTCGTCCCGCGTCCTGACTCACCTGATCGCCTGCGCCGAGGTCGGAGACCGCGCCGCGGATGGCTCGGTGTGGATCGAGCTTGCAGCTGCGGGCCGTATGTACTCGCAGAAGCGCGGGGGCCGGTACGTCGAGGTCGACCGCGAGCACTTGCAGCAGATGGCCGACAACATGGCGGCGTTCCTCGCGGAGCGGTGGGCCGGGTCCAACGAGGACGGCTCCCCCCGGGGCGTGCCGATCCGGCTCGACCTCGCGCACGCCGACGCCGACGAAGACCCCGCCGAGCACGCCGAGTCGCCGAAGTTCCGCGGGCACGTCATGGCGACGAAGCTCGGGGAGCGGGACGGCCGCGCCGTCCTCCTCGGCCGCGTGCAGTGGACCGACGCCGGCAAGGTCGACGCGAAGGCGCTCAGCGTCAGCATCGAGGCGTACCCCGACCGGCAGAGCAAGGCCACCGGCGAGCCCATCGAGGGCTACATGCTCACCGGCGTCGTCCTCACCGACAAGCCCATGGTGCGGGACCTGCGGATCGCAGCTTCCGACCACGAAGACCCCCACACCCCGGAGCCGCGAATGCCGCTGTCCGTCCGAGCGCGTGAGATCCTCGCGCTGTCCGAGTCCCCCGCCGAATCGGCCGTCGAGGCGGCCGTCCTTGCCCTGGCCGAGCGCGCCGAAAAGGCCGAAGGCGAGCGCGACACCCTCAAGGAGCAGGCCGTGCGCCTGTCCGAGGAGCGCGACAGCCTAAAGGCCGAGCTGGACAAGCACGCCGAGGCCGAGGCGCAGCGCCTCGACGATCAGGCGGTGGCCGACGGTCGCATCACCGCGGCCGAGCGCCCGGAGTACCGCAAGGTTCGCGAGTCGGTCGGCCTGGAGCTGGCTGAGAAGCTGTACCCCGCTGGCAAGCACAACGTGGCCGCGAAGTCGACGCACGGCGGCGCGGACGCCAAGCCCATGACCGCGGTCGATGTCCAGCAGCACATCGCCGACCGCACCGCGGCCCTGGTGGCCGAGGGCAAGAGCGCGAGCGAGGCGATCCGCCTCACGCTCGCCGAGGTCAACGCCAACCCCGCCATGCGCGACCACCTGGGAGCCTGAGCTATGTCCGCCACCCCCTTTGCCCCCATCGTTCGCTCCTTCCCGCACGACGCCGACTTCTCGTCGTCGCAGTGGCTGATCGTCAAGGCCAACGGCGACACCGACCTCGACATCTGCGGCGCCGGTGAGCAGCCCTACGGCGTGCTGACCAGCAACGTGGAGGACGGCTCCACGACCGCGTCCAAGTCCGACGTGCAGATCGGCGGCCAGATCAAGGTCGAGGCCGGCGCCACCGTCGCCCGCGGCGCGGCTGTCATGTCGAACGCCGCCGGCGAGGTGATCACCGGCACCGACGGCAATTGGTGCCTCGGCTACGCCCTGAGCGGCGGCGCCGACGGTGAGCTGATCTCGGTCAACTTCGGCCCGTTCTACCTCGAAACCACCTGATCCCCTGACTGGAGCCTGAACAATGGCGCTTCCCAACGCTCCCCTTCGGACCAACCCGGCGCTCGCGTCGCTCTCGGTCATGTTCGGCCCGATCGACGCGGACTTCGTGGCCGATCGGATCTTCCGCACCGTCGATGTGACGACCAAGACCGGCCGTTTCCACGAGTTCCTCGACGGCTTCGCCGAGGCGTCGTCCGACAACGACTTCGACCTCGCCCAGGGGCAGGACCGCCCCGACGTGATCAGCAACCGCAGCATCCTGCGGGACGGCTGGCACGTCCGCCCGCGCGGCCGCGGCATTAACAACGACGTGACCTACGCGCAGTTCGCGGCCGGCGAGGGCGTGGACGAGTACCAGGTCAACGCGATGCGACTCCGCAAGCTGACGCAGATCCTGCGCGAGCGGTCGGCGGCGGCGATCGCCTTCGATGCCGCGACCACCTTCGCCAGCCACACCACCGCGGTGCCTGCGGCGTCAAAGTTCGACACGGCGACGGCGAACCCGCAGGAGTACGTCGACGAGATCCGCGAAGACGTGGCCGATGTGTGCGGCATCATGCCGAACTGCGCCACCATCGGCCGGAAGGTGTTTCGCAAGCTCAAGCAGAACGCCGACCTCCGCGACCGCCGCAACGCGGCCGGTGACTCGGTGATGTCCCCCGACGAGGCGATGGTGGCGGCCTACCTCGGCCTCGACCGCGTCTATGTCTGCCGCGCGGTGTCCAACACCGCGGGCGAGGGCCTGACCGCCAGCAAGTCGCCGATCTGGACCGAGACCTCGATGCTGCTGCACTACGAGGCCCCGGCCGAGGTGGCGATGGCGCCGAACTCGACCCTCCTCCGGTTCCGCCTCGCGGGCACCCGCGACGGCGCGCCGAACGTGTACCCGCTCCCCGGCAACTACCAGGAGCGCATGGACATGGTTTGGGTCGAGCAGTTCGCCGCGCCCAAGCCGGAGACGGGCCACCTCCTGACCGCCGTGGTGTCCTGATGAGCGCCGGGCCTCTCTGGCACATCCTCCAGCGGTTCAAGGCGGGGCTGGAGGCCGACACGATCGCGGAGTACACCTCCGCGGCCGGGGTCACCGTCGACGGTTTGACGATCAAGGACGGCGGCATTGCCCGCTTCGCCCCGGTGGCGCTGACCGCCGCGGCCGAGTCGTCGGACACCATCGCGGTGACGATGGCTGGCCCGGCGGTGGCTGCGGCCTACCGGGCGACGGTCGTGACGAACGCCACCGGCCTGCCGGACGCCACGAAGTACACGCTTGCGGAGACCGGCGCCGGGACCGAGATCTCGGCCACCGATCAGGCGTCGCTCCTGTTCGCCACCTCGGCGGCGGGCGCGGCCGAGATCACCGTGACCGACGTGCTCGGCGGCTCGGACACGAACGTCTATCTCCTGATCGAGCCGATGTCGACGCAGGCCGGCACTCAGGCGGGCGGCGCGGCTCACATCGAGCTGACCTTCGACGCGAGCTGATCCCCCGGAGGCGCCGTGCCCTACCTGTCTACGCTTGCCGACGCGCTTCGGTTCGTCGATGCAACGACGGGGACGCCCGGCGCCTCCTCCCGCCCGACGACGACCGAGGCCACCGTGCTGTGGTCCTCGGCGTTTGTCGAGGTGCAGAGCGACCTCCTGGCCGCGGGGCTGTCGACCACCGTCACCGCTTCGAGCTTCGCGGAGTCCTACGTCCAGCAGATGGAGGCGCTCATGACCGGCGTGCTCGTGCTGCTGTGGCGCGGGACGGATCGAGCGTCGGCCACGGGCGCGGGCTTCATGCAGCTCGTTACCGAGGCCGGAGGCGGCACGAGCCGCGAGGACACCGCGGCCGGCGCGCTGATGGCGCTCTACAAGACCGCGAAGGCGAGGCTCTCCGACGACGCCTTCCGCTCCCGCCTGCTCGCCGCCGGGGCGACGCGGGCGAGCGCCGCGCAGTCGGTCGACCTCAAGAGCCACGCGGTCGACTACCGCGACACCCGCATCGACGACAGCCCGCCGCCGGGCGGTGACTGGCCCTATGCGGAGCCGCAGCCCTACTTCGACGGCGACTACCTCTAGGCTGCGGGCATGACCAAGCCCGCGGTCAGCATCGAGATCACCCCCCGACGCAGCGCCACGTCCAGCGACACTTGGAGACCGAGGGCACGGCTACCGGGCCGCGGTTCGCCCCGCTGTCCCCCCGATACGCGCCGGTGAAGCTGCGCCGGTGGGGGCCGCAGCCGATCCTCACCGCGTCGGGTCGGCTCATGCGAGCGGCTGGGGGCGGGCCGGGGTGGTCGGAGCGGATCACCGCCCGGTCCGCGTCCTTCTCGGTCGACCCGGTCAGCGCGGACGGCTTCCGGTACGCCCGGGCCCACCAGCGCGGCTCGGGGCGGCTTCCGCAGCGGAAGGTGATCCGGCTCGACGATCGGGTGCAGGGTGGGCTCGGCCGTTTGTCGGCGGGGCGCGTGCTGCCTTACGGGACGGTCGTCGCCGGCGCGCTGCAGGCGGTCATTATCGACGCCACGAACAAGGCGCTCGGCAAGGAGCAGCGGGTGGGGCTTCGGGCGCGGCTCCGGGCCCTGTCGCGGGTCAGGACGCGCTAGGCGGTGAGGGGTCACGCGCCCCCGAAACCTAGCGCGCCCACCGAAAGGGGCCGTCGCTAGACTCGGCGCAGCATGGCCGATCACGTCCAGTACCCGCCGATCGAGATCGCGACCGACGCGCTGCTCGCGTTCTTGGACACCGGCGCGACGACGGCCGCCGCCGTGCAGAACTTCAACGGCCACAAGGACGCGCTTGTCGCGGCGCAGGGCTGGGACGCCCTGCCGGACGTGACCTGGCACGCCTACGACGTGACGCTCGGCGCGACGATGGGCCACGGGGACACCGTCGGCGGGGTGTTTTTTGACTCGCTGGAGGCGCAGAACGACGCCTCGCAAGTCATCGACACCGTGTCGTGTGGAATCGCCCTCGTCGTCAACGGCGCGACCTACAACGGCGGTGTGGCCGTCGTCGGTCAGGCTCTCCGCCGCTATGGCGACTGCCTGCGGACCATGCTCGGCCGCGCCTTCCCGATCAACGCGCCGACCCGCCGCGACGCCAACGGCCGCACGCTGAACAACGGCGGCGCCGACTGGTACGGCAAGATCAGCGGCGCGCGGCTCGGCTCGATGGTCCCCGTACCCGATCAGACCGGCCGCCCGATCGGCCTCCTCCTCCAACTCTCTGTCTCCGTCGAGGTAACCTGATGCCCGGATCGACCACCAGCACCGGACGCGACGCGCTGTTCGCCGTCGTCGCCGAAACCGCCTTTGGCGACGGCGGCTCGACCGCCTACGCCGCCGCCGACGACTTCGTGGACTGCTCGGGCTGGGCGGTGACGCCGCAGACCCCCGGCGGCCCGCGTGACGACGCCACGGGCTACACGGCGCACCTCGGGGACATCAAGGGCAAGAAGACGGTCGAGTGGACGCTGAGCCCGACCTATCTCAAGCCCAACGACAACGGCACGGACCCCGACTGGCATGTGCTGCTCACGAAGAACGGCTTCACCGGCGGCTCGTGGTCGGCGTCGGACGCGGTCGAGGCGGGCAGCACGACCACGGTGATCAACGCGACCGGGCACAGCTACAGCGTCGACGACTTCGTCCGGATCAACGGCGAGATCCGCCGCGTCGCCTCGACGAACACCGACGACTTCACCGTGACCCCCGCGCTCACCGCGACGCCGTCGGCCACCGACGCCATCGCCCCGTGCAAGGCGTACTCGATCAACGAGGACCGCGACACGGTCCCCGACTCGGTCGCGCTGTGGCTGTTCGACAACAACCGGGCGGTCCGCATTCGCGGCGCGATGGCGACCTCGATGAGCATCACCGGCAGCGACCCGGCCGGGCTCAAGTTCGGCCTCCAGGGCCAGGCCCGTCGCGCCGATATCATCCCTTCGGCCTTCCTCGACGGCCAGCTCGGCAGCGCGGTAACGAGCGTGGATCTGCTGCCGGGCCACGGAATCCCGTCCGACGTGTCCGCGAGCGACCTGCTGTACCTACAGGTCGACAACGAGGTGCTGAAGGTGCTGTCGATCAGCGGCGACACGCTGACGGTCGACGCTCGCGGCACCTACCTCGGCGGCGGGGCGGCGTCCTCGCACAACGACGGCGCCGAGGTGTACGTCTACCACTACACCCCGAGCACCGCGGGGAACATCGTGGACAGCACTGCGGGCGACGCGATCATCAACGGCTCCCCGGTGAAGTCGGTCACGGCCTGCAGCGCCACGATCGAGCTTGGCGCGGAGCCCTGGGCCAACGAGCACGGCGACGCCTACGAGGTCCACGGGTACAACGTCAACAAGGTCGAGCCGACGATCGCGATGGACGCGCTCGTGCGTCGCGGTGAGGCCCTCGACCTCATGGCCCGCGCGCAGAACCGGACCGCGACGGAAGTCTTCTGGCAGCAGGGCACGGCCGCGGGCGGCGCGGTCGCGCTGTACATGCAGTCGGCCTATCTCGAAGTCCCCGCGCAGTCGGTCGACGCCACCGAGGCGACGGCGACGCTGTCGCTCTCCTTCTCCGGGGTCATGGCGGCCGCCGGCGACTCCCCGATCTTCCTGGTGGTCTCGTGAACCTTCGGCGCACGATCTCGATCCAGGTCCCCGACGGTCCCCGCCTCATCTGCTGGCGCCCGACGCTCGCCGACAAGCTCCGCTTCGGGGAGGCTTCGACCGAGTTCCGCGATCAGCTCGCGGCGGTCGAGGCGATGCCCGAGGGGCCCGAGCGGGACGCGGCCAGCGCGGCGGCGTTCGAGGTCATGCACGACGCCCAGCGCGATTTGTTGGGCTCGTGCCTGCGCCGCGTGGTCGAGGCCGACATCGACGGCGGCAAAGGCGCGACCCACAAGGTCGGCCCGGACAACGTCGCGGAGGTCTACGAGGCGCTCCGGGAGGGCATCGAGGAGGAGCTGCCTCGGGCGGTGACTCGGCTGCTGCAGGCCGGCACGGTGACGGCCGCCGAGGGAAACTGATTCGGGCGCTTGCACACTACCTGCAGGCGCCCGACTGCCAGCCGCTCGACGACACGATCGCGGAGGCGTGGCGCGCGAAGGGATGGGACGGGTGCAAGCTGTGGGCCGCCTGCAAGCAGGGCAAGCAGTGCGACGGGTCGGACCCGGAGTGGCATACGCCGGTCGTCGGCGGTGGCGCTTCGCGCGGTCGGTCGGTGTCGCGCTGCCCGTCGAAGGCGTTCACGCCGGAGATGTGGAGCCTGGCCCGGCTCGTGTCGGCGGTGCGGTCGACCGGAATGCCGATGACCGGGGGCGGCGTGGACACGGCCGACGCCTGGACCGTCGAGGCGTTCGGGCTGCTGTCCGCCGAACTCGACCGGATCAGCGCGAAGCAAGCGGAGAA